CTTAACATCAATTACTGATAAATTTGCAAAGAAGGGGTATAACTACAAATAACGGTTGACAACACTATCGAACCTTTGGTAGTATGCCACAGATTCACACGAAAAGGAGAGAATCTTATATGAAAAACCTGAATAAACTTAAGAAAGCTGTTGAGAAGAAAGAGTTCAACACTGGCCTAAGTCCGGTAAAAGACTGGGTATCTACCGGCAATGCTGGACTCAACAATATCATCAACGAGGATATGCTTGAATCCATTCCAGTAGGCCGAGTTACTGCATTTGCTGGTCTTCAAGGTAGCGGGAAGAGCTTTATTGTTGCAAACATCATCAAGAATGCACAGGAGAAGGGTTACTTTGTCGTATACCTTGATACTGAGTATGCTACTGGTGATGGGTTCATGGAGAAGATTGGTGTTGATCTTGACGAAGATAAGTTCATGGCTGTCAACACCTCACTGATTGAAGAAGTTACAGAATTTTCTTCTGAACTGTTTAAGTCCACTGATAAAGATGACAAAATTTTCTTTGTAATTGATTCCTTGTCCAATCTACAACCAGAGCGGGATGTTAAGAAGTTTGATGATGGAACACAGGCATTTGGTCAAGGTCTTCGTGAGAAGCAACTAAAGATGCTTGTTACAAACCTTAACTCCAAATGTGGCAATCGTGATATGGCAGTGGTGTTCACGACCCATATGTATGTCAACGGTTCTGATGCATATGGTAATCCGATTCTTAAGCCGAATGTTGGTGAAGGTACACTATTCCTCCCATCTGTCGTAATCCAACTATCCAAAAAAGAACTTAAGGAAGGTAAAGATGTAACTGGTATCCGCGTCACTGCGAAGGTTCTCAAGAGTCGATTCTCTAAGATGGGAGCTAAGTGTGAATTTGAACTACCGTGGGATAGAGGTATGGACTTCTATGATGGAGCAATCGAAGTTCTTGAAACTGCTGGAATTGTTGAGCGAAACGGTGCATGGTATAGCTACACCGATGACTCTGGTGAGACTGTTAAGTTCCAGAAGAAAGGGTTCGATGAACATGCTGAGTATCTAATGAAGAAGTACAGCAAACTTGACCAAATCCAAGAGAAGGACGAAGTTGATGCCCATGCTGAATATATTGAAGGTCAAGATTCTTAAGCAGCACCCTTGATATATGCCCAATCGGCGTTATATACGGTTGTACCGGGGGTGTTATTGAGAACTTCGATATCACCTACTGGTGAGATTGTATAGACTACTGGATTGCCGCCAAATTGTTTGGCGGCTTTTTGTGCATATATAGATGCAGAACGCTTATCATTAGTGAAGAAAACTTTGTCAAGGTTTTTCTTCCTTCCCTTTTCTGATAACATGCCAGTATCCTTGGGTGGAATAAGCCTGTCGCCAATGGATAGAATCTTATCAGATGTTCCATGATAGAATGGACCTGTTGGTTGATCCATTGGTAAGTCCATAAAAGAACGTTCGAAAATGTCTTTAATCTTCATAATCTACTTGTAAGGTTGTAATATTTTTGATATACTGGTATTTAGAAATAACGCGAGGACAAATATGAACGATGACCTAGAATCAATCTATGAACGGCTAGAAGAGATTCAAGAAAGCTTTGATTCTCTGTATGAAGAAGCTCTTGACCTCATTCCGTTTGAGAATGAGAGGATCGCTTCTGCTCTTAAAACACAACTCCCATTACAACTACAGTGGGAAACTCTACATAAATCTTCTTGTCGCGTTCATGACATTTCTGAAATGAACATGGAAGAAGCATACTCCGATGCAATCACAGACGAGCTTAGAGACTCATATAAGCACGTTTCTATCTCAGAAGCTAAGGAGTTTGCCAAGATCAATATCGAATACAAGCAATGGAAGAAAGCTCTTGTCAAGGCCCGTTCTCTGCGTGATGAGATCAAAGGAGTGCTTGACGTAATCACCACAAGAAAGTATACTCTCAATAATATGAGTAATGTTATTATTGCAGGGGTGGAAGATCATATCCTATGAGTATCAATCTTATTATTCACGATGAAGTCAACTGTCAGTTTGAAGGTCTTGATCCTAGTGATCTCCAAACGTGCATTGAGGCTCTTAAACTTCCTGTTAAGGGTGCCTACACCACTGCTGCATACCGAGCGGGTGTGTGGGATGGTAAGGAATCCCTGATGGACGAAATGGGTGTCACCTATAACTATCTCATTGATAAAGTAGCAGATGTTCTCGAACTACAGTGTGGGGTTGATGTTGATACAATCTCAATTGATGATCGTAGAAAGGAAATCGACTTCTCGGATATTAAACCAATTGGAAAAGATTATCTAAAAGATTATCTTGGATATGATCTTCGAGACTATCAGGTTGATATCACAAATGCTTCATTCACAGAAATGAAGGGTATTGCTCACGCCGCTACAAGTAGTGGGAAGAGCGCAATAATTTTAGCTATTTCCAGACTACTTGATCCATATCTAAAATCTCTGATCATCGTCCCATCTGCTACTCTAGCAAAGCAGACTTATGCCGACTATCAGAAAACCGATCTGGCCGAATCCACGGTTATGCTTTCAAGTGTTAAGCCTCCAGAAAGGGAAGATACAATCAGGAATCATCGACACATCATTTTGACTACAAAATTATTTCAGAACCATGCTGAACTATTTGATGAAGATTATGCTCTAATCTATGATGAAGCTCATATCCTTGGTGATGTGACTATGGACAACCTTAGATATGAACTAGGGCATTGTCCCGTTCGTTTTGGGTTTACTGGCTCGCTACCAACAGATAAATTAAAGCTGGAAAAACTGAAATGTCTTATGGGTGGTGATGTTATTGAAAGGGTTTCGTCTAACTTTCTGGTTGAAAACGATTACGCCTCTTCATTCACCGTCCATGTTGTCACCACATCGGATAAGTCGTTTGAATCTGAGCTTGATGAGATTTCAAACGACCCAAACATTGAAGGGAGTCAAGTCTACACTATCGAAGACAAGTATCTCTTGACAAATCAGAAGAGAATTGCTGCTATTGCAGATTATCTTAAGTCTCTTGACCTGTCAGAGAACACCCTTATTCTATGTAAACCTCAGTTGGGTAAAGAGCTAGCACTCCACTTTGATGTGCCGTTTATCGATAAAGACAGCAAAACTGATATTCGGGATGATGTTTTTGCGCAATTCGATGAACATGAAAGCGATGTTCTTGTAATTGCATCATTCGGAACTTCATCTACTGGCATTTCAAAGAATCAAATCTACCGATTGGTTAAGATTGATGTAGGTAAGGACGAAACAACCATCCTACAGAGCATTGGTCGTGGTATGCGTCTTGATGGTGAGAGAAATGAGTTCGAGGTAATCGACATCAGTGCCAATACAAAGTATTCCACGCGGCATAGAAAGGAACGCTTGAAGGTCTATGACCGAGAGAGTTATCCGTATAAACTAGATAAAAACTTCATAATGGTTGACTAAAGGAGAGAAAATGTATTTCATTAAAGAAGATAGAAACGTATCAGCATTCAGTGAGGAATGTATCGAAAACAAGTATTTCGAGTTCATCCCCAACAAAGAGGATTATATCCTGTCCTATAACGTATCATGGGACGAGATTTTAACCGATGTTTATCAATTTGTCATTGGACGTGAAACGTTCATGATCCCGGCAGGAACTTATCTGTTTTGTGGGGATGAGTACGGTGTCACAGATTGGATTCTTTCAGATGAGATTATTGGTAGAGGAATCCCTGTGTTCACATCCAATATTGACATGAACGGCTGGCGGTCGCATGTCCCACAGTTGGTTAATACGTTTCCAGAGAAATTCTATTATCCATTGACCAAGAATCCTATTCCTGTTACAAATGCTAGGGGTAAGATGACACTGATTACATCGCGTGTTGATCAATATCACCGACTTGGGCAATATGATATTGCTTCATTTTTTATGTGAGCCTATGTACGAAGATATACAAAGAAACAGAATTTTACTCAGGGATGGGACTTCATTAGTCTCTTCCTTTGAATATGCAAAGAGGCTATACGACGATAAAGCGGAAGACCGCATTCGTGCTGTTGATGACTTTCATAGTAGAACCTATAACTTCATCAACAATGTGGATATCATCTTTCGTGATGATAATTTTGTTGAACCTTCTCCACAGGAACGTGATCAGGTTGATAAGAACGAGTTGCTTGAAATTATCAAGGATTTTCCTAGATACGAAGAATCCTTTGAGGATCGTCTTAAGACTGAGGTTGACTTCTTTGACAGAACAGGTAGGCTTAACTTCATTGTCGATCTAATTGTCCTTATCGATCAGTTTAAGAATGAAAATGTGATTTGGGGTGTGGGAAGGGGTTCTTCCTGTGCATCAATCACCATGTACATCATAGAAGTAAATGATGTTAACCCGCTGGAATATGACATTCCATTTTCAGAAATGAGTAAAGAAGAGGAGTATTAAATGAAACTAAGACCTATCCATAAAGATGTTCTTATCCGCCATGTCCCCGAACGACAAGTAAAAGAATCGCCAATCTTCTATCGGGATGATCCTGATGAAATGCATATCCAAAACTTCGAGATTGTTGAAGTGTCTCCCACTGTCACTCTTGTATCCGTTGGTGATATTGTTATGGTAAACTGGAAGAACATGACTGAAAAATTTAAGCACGAAATTGACGGCGAAGAACATGATGTGGCAATTACCGATGAGAACCAGATCGAGGCAATCGTTGAATATGAATGAAGAAGACCTATTACTAATCAATAATAAATTCATCACTATTCGGGCCGATGATGCAATGATGCGGGTATCTGTTCACATCCGAGGAGAGTTCCCTGATCCTGCATCGATTTCAGAAGAGCTTGCAATGCTGTATGCACTTTCAAGTGAATATCAGTCGATTGTTATCTTCATTAATTCACCGGGAGGTCGAGTTGATTCTCTTGCAGAGATTCTAAACGTCTTTGAACTGTATGAATCTGTTATTACTGTAGGAACTGGTGTGGTTGGTTCTGCTGCATTTAATCTTTGGGCTAGTGGTGATATCCGCGTAGTTCAGAAGTATGCCTCTATGATGGCTCACAGAGAATCCTATGCCATCCATGTAAAGACAGACCAACAGAAAGATTATGCTGAACATGCGTCTGCTGTGTATGGAAAATTGCATAGCGACTTGCTAAGTTGTATTCTTACAGAAGATGAGTTAGAGTTCTCAAAACGATCAGAGGTATTCCTATCAACAGAAGAACTCATCAGTAGAGGTGTTGCAATCTCTTGGGAAAATTTTGTTGAGCGGGATTTGACTCAGTTCGACAAGAGTGATATGCTCTACATTGATGATAGGATTTTCATTCCAATGAGAAGCGATGATGGTGATTCCTGTCTTGCCGAAGTAACCGTTGACATTGTTGATGTTTACCCCTACAATGATGTCATTTACAAACACGTTCATGAGGAGAAAGAGAATGCGTTAGAAGAGAAACCGGAACATTACACACAAGACGAACTTCCAGATCAATTTTTTGTTAAAAAGTAAAAGGTAAACACTATGAAAAAGACTAACCGTTATGTATCCGCCGCTGAAAAGCGTTTCTTTAAACTAATGCGTGAAGCAAAGCAAAAGCGACTGACCAAGGAGCAGCAAGAGGAAATTGCTTATCTTCAAAAAGCTGCATTCGAATATGGTCTGAGTCATAGCTATTCTAATCATTATCTTTGGGAGCAGCTATCTCGGGCAGAGAAGGTAATCAATGGGGAGGCGGCATAATGTCAGACTACAACTTCAATCCAACCGAACGGTCTACTATCAACAAAGCAGTTGACGAAGGCGTAAACTCAATGGTTCGGGAGCAGAGTGAAAAAGACCTCCGCAAAGATATCGGTGAACGTCTAAAGGAGGAGCTTGGTCTAAAACCAGCCGATTTCAACGCACTGGTCAAAGAACGTTACAAAGCTGATGTTTCAGAGAAGATTAAAAAGTTCGAATCTATTGTTGAACTTGACGAGCAACTAAAGGCTAAGAACGTAGCAGATAACAGCGAGTAATCTAGGTTATCTGAATTTTGAAATCCCATCGTAACTTCGGTTGCAATGGGATTTTTGTTTTGGTACTATTAACATATGAAAAAATCTTATATTGAC